GTATATTTCAACGAGAATTACTGTGGATGGATTTTAAGTCCAGACTAAGGAGGATGGAGAAGACGAGCAAGATGAGATAGAAGAGCAAAAGAAGCTTCGTGAACATTCAAAGAAATTTATGAAGTTTAGAGGAACATTGGAAAAACTTATGGGAGAAGATAACGCAAGGAGTGTCTGTAGGAGAATATTAGAACAGGCACAATCGAGGAAACAGAAGTGGAAGAATTTAATTCTTTGGAAAGAGCATATACCTTATAAGTATTTGCCTTTCTTTAGACCTTTTATTATTCCACAGACGATGCCCCAGTTACCAGCTGGAGCACAATGGATTTGGGATGCGACGAACATTAAGAACCAGGACAATTATTCATTATTATACGAAATGTGTTTTGATGAAGAACTTGCCCCGTTCTTAGATCCTTTTAATTGTTTTGATAGAAAATTTTGGAGGAAATATTATGACAAATTTAAGGGATCAATACCGATGGAGAGAACAAAGTGGCCTTTAACGGCTTCGATAATGTTGGGATTGGTAGCAGGATTTATGGCAGTATTTATACAGAGAAAGATACTGGCATCATTTCTGCCTGCCAAGAGTGAGGAATGTGTGGAGATAGTACAAGTGCAAGGAGGAGGACAATATGAACCTGGGAAGGTTCCTATTCGTTCAAAGCAGTTAGTGCGTAGTCCGCAAAACACATTGGTCCTACCAGGGACTAATGTGCAGAGCGTTCATACGGCATATAATAAAATAACGAAGAATTTTGACATAGTTGAGCTGCAATTTGAAAATGATGAGACGAAAGAGGTAACGAGAATAACACACAGCGTGATGCTGTGGATTGGAGGAGAATATGCGCTACTGCCATTGCATGTCATTCTAGGGTCACAGTGTCCGAAAGGATACACACCTAGAGTAGGAGTGAGTAGACATGCAGAGAGGAGTTGGAGATTGGATGAGTTAGAGATAACTAGGAAAGGAGGAGACAATGGATTAGTAAGATTTCCAGGGATGATGCCCCGGACTTATATCGTTGATCACTTTGCAGAGGAGTTTCCGGATGTAAATGCGGATTTTGCCTGTATAGTGCCAAACGAGAAGAATAGTGATGTTACGTATATCGTAACGAGCCCACCCGAGTTTGAACGTAGAGATACGCCTTATTCAAGTTTGAGGTTCCCTTTAGACGATCCTTATCCTGACGTGCAAACGGACGTTAGATTTGGATCAGTTCCTAATAGAGATGGAATGTGTGGAAGTATATTCGTTAGCCAGGGGAAGATAGTAGCAATACATCAAGCTGGTAATCCAACGCGGAATTACGCGTTGGCTTCGACGATTTTTAGAGGAGATATAGAGGATCAAGTTAAGGTGCAAGGATTTGTGGTAGAAATGCCAAATTTGGGCCCAATAAGCCCAGCACCTTTGCTTGCAGGAGTGGAGACGCTTGGATATGTGACCCAGAAATATGGGTCATTTGTCCCTAACAAGACAAAAATTAAGAGATCAGAGTTACGTTATGAGATATTGAGAGATAAATTAGGAGTGAAAGATACGGATCATCTTCCAGGAATTCTGGGGAAAACGGTTGTTTATGGGCCGCTACCTCCAGAGAGAAGGGAGATTAGACCATTAGAAAATGCGCTGTCAAGGTTTGGAATGCAATCTTGCGTTTCTGACCCACCACGTGCACAACGTGTGGCAGGTTTTTTACCCAAGGGATTTAATCGCGCTCATTTGCGCGTTTTAACTCCTGAGGAAGCGATATATGGGATTCCGGGCTGGATCAAGAGCTTGGACCCCACTACATCGATCGGATATTGGTGGAAGAGGCTGAGAATGAAAGAGGTGAAAAACCGTCACAGCCTATTTTATGAAATAGGTAGTGATGGAATTTTATTTCCACGAGTTCATCCGCTTCTTCTTAGGGACATTGAAATTAAAATTGAGAAATTTAAGAATAAGATATGTGTTCCTGTTCTTTATGAGGAGACTCTAAAAGACGAATTAAAGTCTAGGGAGAAAATCGAACACCCTAGACTTTTCTCAGCCGGTGATTTAACTTCTTTGATCATTCAAAAGATGTATCTTGGAAGTTTTATTGCTGAAGCGTGCTTGGACCCGACTTCGAGTCCTTGTGCGGGAGGTTTAAATCCCCATTCTCGCCAGTGGGGTGACCTCTATTCATGGTTACGTGGCGATCCCCGTGATAAACGTGTTCTAAGAGCAGGTGACTTTAGTAAATTTGATATTAGCGTCAAA